TTTTAAATGGGTATGTCCTTCTTTTACTAAAGAAGTATTTAGTTTTGATCGAAATAGAATAAATGCAACATTTACACAAGTATTTGAACCCTAATGGCAAATCCTATATCTGAAACCCAAGCAATAAATCCTGGGTCACTTATAGAATTGTTTGAACTGACAACGGATGCAGCTTTGCATGGATCCGCTACTACATATAGATTTCACGCTGGTACAAATGAAATAAATAACGGAAATATTATTTGGGATGGGAATACTTACATTGCAATACCATTAGAGGCTGACGGTTTTAAATATGCAAATGGTCAATTACCTCGACCTACATTGACAATCAGTAATGTCACCAATGTAATTACTGCGATCTTGTTAAACGTAAATCAAGTAACCCCTGGAAATGATCTCACTGGTGCGATAGTAAAGAGGAGAACAACTTTAGCTAGATTTTTAGATGCTGCAAATTTCGATCCCGTTGCTACAACAACTACAACAACTACTACTGTAGCTGATCCTTCTGACGCTGAAACTGTCACATATACTGTCACAGTAGTTCAAGATTCTTATGGTGCTAATGTCTTTGCAATAAATGGAGTTCAAAAACCAGTTATAACAATGAAACGTGGTTCAACTTATATTTTTAACCAATCCCATAGTTCTAATGTAAACCACCCTTTAAGAATAAAATCTGATGCTGGTGGAATACAGACTACTGTTAATACAGGAACTTTAGGTACAGATGCAACTGTGACTTACACACCAGCATATCCAGGTGCTCCGAATGATCTTCGATATTACTGTCAAACTCATGGAAATAATATGGGTAATACAATAACCATGAACAATCCAAATACGATCCAGCAAACAACATCTTCAACTACTACAAGCCAATCAAATCCTTATGGGACACCAGATCCTACAGCAGAATACCCACAGGAAATTTATAAAATAGATAGAAAATCGACAGAAAACAGAGCAGCAGTTCAGTTTGAATTAGCTGCCTCATTTGATTTAGCAAATATTAGGATTCCTTTGAGAGTTTGCACTAAAGAGTTATTCCCTTCTATTGGCACGTTTTTACCATGAATGATTGGAAAGAAGCTGCTCTCAGTCATGCAAAAGTTGAAGATCCCAAAGAGTGTTGTGGCTTACTATTAAATATCAAAGGAAAAGAGAGGTATTATCCTTGTCGTAATTTATCTATGACTACTTATCAATGTTTTATTATCGACCCAGAAGATTATGTAAGGGCAGATAATACGGGAGAGATAACAGCTATTGTTCATAGTCATCCGATTACACCTCCAACTCCTAGTCAGGCAGATTTAGTTAGTTGTGAAAGATCAAACTTACCTTGGCATATCGTTAATCCGAAAACAGAACAATGGGGATATTGCGAGCCAAAAGGTTATAAAGCTCCGATTATTGGAAGAGAATGGGTTTGGGGTGTTACAGATTGTTGGTCATTAGTAAGAGATTGGTATAAAGAAGAAAAAAATATTGAGCTTAGAGATTGGAAACGACCCACAACACCAGAAGAATTTATTAAAGATCCTATGTTTGAAAGATGTGCTGAAGCTACTGGTTTTAGAGAATTAGAACCAAATGAGAAACTTGAGAATGGTGATTTATTATTTATGTCAATCATGGATGCTGGTCTAAATCATGTAGCTATTTTCGTAGATGGAGATGTTTTACATCATTTAACAGGTAGACTTAGTTGTAAAGAACCATACTCACCTTGGTTACTAAAATGTACAGGAAAGAGGTTGCGTTATGTTGCGTAAATTAAAATTGTATGGAGAATTGGCTAAGTTCATAGGCCATAAAGAATTTGAAATACAGGTACATAATTTACCTCAAGCTATTAGTTTTTTAAGAAATAATTTTCCAGAAGTTGAATCCTATATGAACCCTAAATATTATCAGGTAAAAATTGGTGATTATGAAATCAATAAAGATGAATTAAATTTTCCTATAGGTAAACAGGATATTCATATAATTCCAGTTATCAGTGGTGCTGGTGGCGATTCATTTAATCAGATACTTTTAGGAGGATTATTGATAGGTGCATCATTCTTTTTCCCAGGTGCAGGATTATTCGGTACTCAGAGTTTTAGTGGAGTTTTAGCTGCTGGTTCTCAATCAGCAATACCCTTCATAGGAGCCACTGGAGTGGCTGGTAGTGCTTTAGGAACAGCTATTGGTACGGGTTTAAGTTATATAGGTGCAAGTATGGTTTTATCAGGTGTAAGTAATATGTTATATCCAACCCAAAATCCTGAATTTGAAGATAATCCACAAATATCATTTAACTTTTCTGGAACGCAAAATACAGCAAGGGCTGGTACTCCCGTTCCTATTGTTTATGGTGAAATATTTACAGGTTCAGTTGTTATTAGCGGTGATACAGATACAGAAGCGGTACAGGTATGATTGAAGATAACAAGTTTATTGCTGGATCTGGTGGTGGTGGTAAAGGTGGCGGTGGCGATCCACCAACTATTGCTGAAGATAATTTACACAGTAAACAATTTGCAACTTTACTTGATCTTATTTCCGAAGGTGAAATAGAAGGCTTTGCAAGTGCTTCAAAAGAAGGCCGAACCAAAGGTACTGTTGCCTATAAAAATGCTGCGAAGAAAGACATTTTTTTAGATAATACTCCTATTTTATCTTCTGGTGCTGACTCTACTAATCCACAAGATGTTGATTTTAACCATAAAAATGTCGATCTTGATATTCGCTTTGGAACAGATCCTCAGACAAAGATGTCAAAGGTTTCTGGAAGTGCTTCTCTTTTTGGTGTAGCAGTAAATGTTGAAAATGGTAGTCCCATAACACGGCAACTTACTAATAATAGTGATTTAGATGCTGTAAAAATTACTGTTACTGTTCCTATTTTGCAAATTATTGAAGATGATGGAGATATTGTAGGTTCTTCAGTAAGTTTCGATATTCAACTTCAATACAATGGCGGTGGTTTTACTACAGTTCATTCTGACACTATTAGAGGTAGAACAGCAGATGCTTATAACAGAGAATATAGAATTGAACTAACTGGTGCTCATCCTGTAGATGTTCGTCTTGTAAAAACATCTCCAAACAGCACAGATAGACATTTTAGAGATTTAACTTGGCAATCTTACTCAGAATTAGAAGATGATTCAAGTACATACCCAAATAGTGCATTTACAAGACTTCGTTTAGATTCAGAATTTTTTAATAGAATTCCCACTAGAAAATTTAGAGTAAGAGGAGTAAAAGTAAGGATTCCAGGTGCAGGAGCTAACTCATCAGGTACTCCAACAGTAGACTTACAAACAGGAAGAATAATTTATCCTACTGGTTATATTTTTAATGGTGTAATGGGTGCTGCTCAATGGACAACGTGCCCTGCAATGATACTTCTTGATTTACTTACTAACACTAGATATGGATTGGGTAATCATATCATTGATAGTAATTTAGATTTATTTTCTTTTGTAACGGCAAGTAAGTTTTCTAATACTCTTGTATCAGATGGATTTGGTGGACAAGAAGCTAGATTTGCTTGCAATATAAATATTCAGACAAGTGTAGAAGCATTTGATGTTATAAGAACTTTATCGGGAATAATGAGATGTATTCCAATTTGGTCTGAAGGAGCGTTACTTCTTACTCAAGACAGTCCAAAAGATCCAAGTTATTTGTTTACGTTAGCTAATGTTGGGCCAGAAGGTTTTAGTTACACAGGAAGCAGTTTAAAAACTAGAAGCACAGTTATAGCAGTTTCATATTTTAATATGGAAACTAGAGATTTAGATTATGAAGAAGTAGAAGCAGAGGCAGCTTATAAAAACAAGTATGGGCTTCATGTAAAAAGAGTAAAAGCATTAGGTTGTACGAGTAGAGGACAAGCTCGAAGATTTGCAAAGGCAATGTTATTTGCTGAACAAAGAGAAACTGAGGCTGTAAATTTCTCTGTATCAATGGAGTCAGGAATAGTTGTCAGACCTGGAGCGATTATCAGCATTGCCGATCCAGCAAGGTCAGGCGTAAGAAGAGGAGGAAGAATTAGTAGTGCTACAACAACCCAGATAACTGTAGATGATTCAAGTGCAACTGATTTATCTGCTGAGAATAATCCTAAATTGAGTGTGATAATGCCAAATGGAACTGTTGAAACTAAAAATGTAACAGGAATATCGGGAAAAGTAATTAGTATTGATTCTTCTAGTCCATTTAGTACTACTCCAAATGCTAATAGTGTTTGGTTGCTTGAAAATGATACTGTTTCTGCTCAATCATTCAGAGTCATGTCTGTTGAAGAAAATGATGGTGTTAGATATGGAGTTTCTGCTTTGGCTTATGTAGATGAAAAATACGCATTTATTGAAGATGGAGAAGCGATAACACCACAACAAATATCAATTTTAAATCTTCTTAAACCTCCTCCTACTGGATTATCAGCAGATGAAGTGATTGTTCTAATTAATAATCAGCCTGTATCTAAATTAATTGTTAGATGGCAGCCCGTAGCTGGTGTTACTAACTATATGGTGAATTATAGATTTGATGATAATAATATTGTTTCTGCTACAACAAGTAGCCCTGATTTTGAAATATTTAATACAAAAGTAGGATCTTATGAAGTATCTGTTCGCAGCTTAAATGCTGCATTAGAACCTAGTGCTACAGCTTCGACTGATACGTTTAACACTATCGGTAAAACGGCTGTTCCTGCTGATGTTACTGGACTTACAGGAGAACCAATAAATAAAACAACTGTAAGATTACGCTGGAATTTAGCAACAGATTTAGATGTAACTCATGGTGGTCGTGTTTATGTACGACATTCTACAAAAACTGATGGAACGGGAACATTTTCAAATGCTACAGATTTGGTGGAAGCATTAGCTGGTAACACGACTATTGCTGATGTTCCATTACTTGAAGGAGAGTATATTCTTAAATTTCAAGATGATGGCGGTAGATTTAGTACAGGTGAAGCGAGTGTAATTATAGATTTACCAGATACAGTTGATGATAAATTAATTCAAACAAGGAGAGAAGATTTAGACGTTCCAAAGTTTCAAGGGACAAAAACGGATGTTGCTTTTGATGCAACAACAAATTCTCTTAATTTAATTGGTGGTGGTTTATTTGATGATATTGGTGGAAGTATTACAGGAACATTTGATGACGTTGCTTCTATAGACGATCTTGGTGGTATTAAGCCTTTTGGTACTTATGAGTTTGGTGGAACAGCAGGAGGAACTTTCTTAGATTTAGGAGATGTATTTACCTTAGATTTAAAACGTCATTTCTTGACCGAAGCCTTCTTTCCATCAGATTTATTCGACTCAAGAGATCTTGGTTTCCCTACTACTGGTACTTTTGATGGAGATGTTGCAACTGAAGTTAATGCTGAAATGTTAGTTGCGGTTACTCAAGATAATCCTAATACTGGATCTCCTACCTACAAGCCATTTCAAACTTTTGCAAACGGAAGATATAAAGGCAGAGGTTTTAAATTCAAAGTTAATTTAACAAGTAAAGATCCTAACCAAGATATTAGGGTATTTCAGTTAGGCTATACAGCTTCTATGGAACAAAGAACTGAACAGAGTCCTTCGACTACAGCAAGTGGAGCAGGAGCAAAAGCAGTTACGTTCCAGCATCCTTTCTTTGTGGGGACTGCTAATACTGAAGGTGGAGCAAATAGTATATTGCCTTCAGTTGGTATTACTGCACAAAATATGCAATCTGGAGACTTTTTTGAAATATCAAATGTTTCTGGAACGGGGTTTACTGTTCATTTCAAAAACTCATCAAATGCTTCAGTTGATAGAAATTTCACCTATCAAGCTGTCGGATTTGGTAAAGCAAGTTAGAATAGGTTCAATGTTACTTTTTTAAATGGCTAGACCAGGCTCTACTACCAGTGAAACAGGTAATAATTATAATACCGCCAACGGAACGGGTGCTGCGGTTCGTGCAAAGATCAACGAAATATTTACTGCCTTAAGAACATTAAGTGCTGGAAGTAGCGATCCATCAGGTGCAGCAAATATAGCTCAG